AATATTAGTAGAACTAGTACTATTATTTGAATCATACATAGCGGGAATCCCTATAAAATAACCAAGAGAGAAATCCTCACCAGCAGCCCGAAAAATCTCCCAACTAGATGTATTAATAGCATTAGCAGCACTCGGGACACAAGGAGCGCAATAATAATTTCTCTCGTAAACATCCAAGGTTCTAGTTGGCATAGCACTACCAAAAGTGCCACTAGAAACTGTATTAAAAATAGCATTGGCATAAGAACTATGACCCTTAGTGTACTGTGGAAAGGTAGCTGAGAACATAGGTGTTGACACGTCATTAATCTGATATGAACCATTACCAAAAGTGCCTTGGATAACATTGCCAGAAGTGGTTAACGGAGCAAAGTCGCTAACGGAAACCCCGTTATTGGGATTACCCCATGTGACATACCATGGTTTACCATTGAGAGGACATCTTATACGAACGCGAATAGAGCCTCGGTAAAGCACGAAGCAGGTGGCCCAAGAGGAAAGCCAATCAGTAGACATTGGGTGGTCTCTCCAAGCGCCAGCATTGGAATTTATAGCTTGATCCCAATAACTCCCACCAAAACAATCCGGTTTAAACACCAGACCATTAGCGGTTACAGATGTGAGAGTTGAAATCCCACCAGCACACCAACACTTAGTGGAGCGCATGATTAATTGCTTGATGCTAGTTATTTTCTCCCCAACGCAAAATCTGTTGTGATCTAGTGATTCAGGAGTCTCTTGAGCCCCCCCGATCACTCCGGCAATAGTACGTGTATCCACTTTACCTTGAGAACTACTCTCATCAAAAGATTGAGGGGTGAAGTTGGGGTACATAATTGGGCAAAAAGAAGCTGCGCCAGGACCAGCAATTTCAAAATCCTTACCTCCAGCAACTTCTACAACAAAATCAACGTTCTGGGCCACGTTAGAGGGAGCTCGTAGCGGATTTATAACATTGAGGCGACATTCACCAATAGTGTCATTGAAATTAGACCAGGGAGTCAAGGCCATGTAAGGAATCTCAATGACAAAAGTGTCAGATTGGGTCATATCTAGAAGATGCCTGAAAGCAAACATAGACTGGTTCTGAGTCATGCTGCCAGTAGTTCCTGAAGCTGTTGGGCGGAAAACGAATTCTAATAGCCCCGTGTGGAACTCAGTCTTTGCAAAGCGGATGGTATAAACGATCGAACCTCTCCACAACTGAGCAAACCTAGCTAAGAAAGCGATAGGCGTAAAGGTAGTTAAGGCCCTACCCTGATAGACTGATCCACCATTAACATATTGCCATGGTCCATGATTCCAGTTAGAGAGAGTAGCCGCTGTAGCTGTGGAGGTGGTCCAATTGGCACCACCAAACCAAGCGGATCTAGCAGCTATATACTCAACACTCATCTCGTCCTCCTCAAAACCTGCGAAGCCAGGTAAGACATCCAACTTATTGCTTTTAGTGAAACCAAAAGGAATACCGGCATCGGGACCATCTGCATTCAAGATGTAAGGATTACTATAATTACCAACCCTCATAGGTTCAGCTTCAATGGCCGGCTTCGAATAACCAAAAGCCGCAAGCGCTTTAGATGAGGCATCAAGGACCCAAGTGGCGGTCCCCGCAATAGATGAGAGTAGGGGTACATTCCTAAATCCCCGGGCAATATTAGCAGCTCTCTTAACAAGTCTACTAGGTTTAATTTCCATATCAGCAGTGTTCTTATTAGATTGAGCAACAGTAACAAAAGTCGGGATTACTAATTCTACGTTATGAAGAGAAGCATAAAAGTCCAACTGAACGCTAGTCGTCGTAGATGGATCTTGATTTTGACAATACTGGGTTACATAGAAAGTTCCCCAAGGGGCGGATTTTGATTCCAAATTATAAAAATCCGCGGGGGCTACATAGGGCATCTTTAGTCGAACTTCTGTATCCTTATTAATATTGAGAATAACGCTCGGTTGCTGTGTACGCGTCATTAAATTAAAATTGTGACCATATACTTCAGGTGAAGTAGCAGGATTATTTCCTGGTATATAATGGATTAAAAGGAGGCCTTGAGCAAATCTAGAAGCATTGCATCTAACGATTAACTCAAAATCCCCTCTCATACCAAGAAAACCTTGCAATTTATTCCGCCACGGTGTACTATCCGTCCAAGCAGAATCAAAGGGGGCGAAAATAGAAGTAATGGTAGTACCAGAGGCACCTCCAGTAGCAACGGAAACTGATTTAATAAACAAAGGCTTTTCCAGGAAAGCTTTAACTGATTCTTGGTCATGAATATTGACCATATCCCGCACATTATTTTGGCGGTACGTGGACAAATTCCCAGGGGTATAAACGATTCCCGATCTATCTTGACCGAAAACCGTGGTATCATTAGAAATGGCTTGAAGATTTTGTTCTCCTAGAGCCTGATATGTTGCAGCATTCACATTCTGTGGTTGATCACCCCCATGGGAGGGTGCTGCATGATCTTCTGTTTTATAATTGTTTATATTTTCTGCGAGTATTATACTACACTGAAGGTATACTCATTCCTTCAGGGTATCCGGAAAAGGGCCTGGTTTATTTAACGTCGCACCTGGCAGTAAGCTAAATAGCAGCGACGTTCATTTCCATCAACACGACTCCTCGACGAGATTACATCCCGGAGCTTCCTCCTCGTCGGTGTCATTGGTGTTGAATGACGGGAGCAGTTTATTGAGATACTCTAGCTCATCGACGTAAAGCCATTCGCGCTTCAACGCCTGATTATAATAATCTTGATCAGGGATTAAACTTATGCCACAAGTAAGAGCTTCAGAACAAAGACGTTTGGCATAATCATCAAAAACTTCCGGAGCATACAATGAAAGTTCCTTAAGCGCGCATTCACAATTTTCCTTGACTCTAGCGAATTCATCCGCACCCTTCTTGAAGTGATAAGGTTGTTGGCGGATAACATTGTAATCCAAAGGTGCTAAGAACATTCCGTCCTCCAGAGCAAAACCACGCTTCAAGAATGTCACATCTTCTAACTTCTTAAACTCCGGAAGTACTGTACTCTTGGTTTCATCAGTATACTTCAATCCATAGGTTGCCATAGTGGATTGCAAAGAACGGTAGTTAAAATTATGAGCAGAATCGGACACGGATAACAAATGATCATCCCCAAAACCAACACAAGTAACGTTGTCATCATACATACCAAATACCAAGTCTTGACGGCGCATCACATCGTAGCAGACACGCATAATTAGATTAACGTAAATTGTATTAGATATAGTGGTCGGGGGACTACCGCTTGGCAGACTGTGATCCCATTGGAAAATATCACGGACATTGGCATGAGGGAGTTAACAATCTCCATCCACAAGACTCGACGGATCTGTTTTTCCTCTGGAGAACCATTATACCAATTCTCTATAACATCATACACAGCCCACAACATTTGAGCACCCTGAGTAGCATCAAAACTAGAAAAATCACCCGCAATAATATTGTTGCCGCGGGAAAGTAAGTGTGAGGCTAATTGAGTCCACTCTTCGCTCACAGGATTAATACCAACAGCACCACCATTGTAGATTCTGGTGGTCATATAGTAAGAAATAAAACTGCCAAAGTACATCCTCATCATAATGGTTAAATCAAGAGGGCTTGCAGTAATCATTCTAGTCTTAACATTTTCAACCTTCT